CTACCAAAATTGGTCATTACCACTTGCGTAACTACGTTTCCTAAAACAATAGCTGTACCAGCAGCGTTTGTTCCTCCACCGCCCGTAATACTCACAGTTGGTGCGCTCGTGTAACCAGCTCCACCAGTAATCACATTAATGGTTACTGTGCCTGTCTTAAAATTAAGTAAACTAGCTACTGCCGTTGCACCACTACCGACACCATTAGCACTTGTTATGGTAACTGTTGGTGTAGTGTTATATCCTGTACCAGCGTTGGTAAGTGCAATAAATGAAACACTATTACCGCCTGTCGTTAAAAAGGATGTCGCATTAGCTTGTATGCCGTTGGCATTATTAGGTGCTGATATAACTACAGAAGGAGACACGTTATAACCAGAACCACCATTGCTAATAGCAACTATACCAATTGAACCTATTTCTACTAAATTAGTGCCATCCCATGAAAATAAACCCTTATTTGGGTCAATAATCATCATAAATTCGTTATTCCATTGCGCTACTTGCACTCCAGAACCACTAAACGTATTAGCCGATGCAATTGTTCCCGTAGACCCGTTAATCACGTTGTAATACTGTGCGCTACCATTAGCATTAAAAGAAACGACATAATCCATAACACCAATATTTATTGAATATAAATAGGTAGGACTAGCAAAAGTAACAGCCGTATTACCACTATAAACCACACTATAGTTAGGAATAATTTTTAGATTACCAAAACCAATAGGTTGGATATTCTCTAACCAATACAACTCTTTCTCATCAATTGAGGTGCGATTGGCTTTAGTGTTTAGTCCTGTAAATTGTTTAACAACTTGGTAGGACTTGCGTTGTTCTGCTGCTGCCATAATTAATATGGAGAAGAATAAACACTTGGCAAACGCCTTGTGTATACAGAATTAATAATGCTATTGATTTGTTTGAGATACTCTTGTTTAAAAATCTCAGACTCACCAAAACTTTGTTCGTAGAATTTAGCTAAATACGCTGAATAAAACGGTACGGCAGCACTATATGGATCATTAATTGAATCATTAACGGTTGGTGTAGATAAATTCAACGGATTGGGCAATACTACGCAATCTATCTCTACTTGGTAAATCTGATCTGGAACTGGTCCAATATAAATACTATTTTGACCATAAACGCTAAATGCTAAAGGTTGACCAATATAATTCTGCCAAAAACGTAATCTTGCGCTAAAGTCTGACCAAGCAAAATAATTCATGGGTAAACGTGAATTTCCCCAATATAAATTAATATTCACAATATCTAAAATAGTATTGCCTGAACTAGATGATAAAGGTGCAGTTCCCATGAGATTAGTTAAAGCCTCATAAGAAATATTTTCACAATTACCAACATACTGTAAAGTAGCTGTTCCATCAGCAAATGCTGTACTTGGTGGGTAATTACTATAATTATTAGTATTGTTGCCAGGATACGCTGGTGCAGTTGATCCTGATGTACCACCAGTTATATATTGATAAATAAAGATGTTGCTAAATACAAATGTATTAGCTGTAACTACTGTATCTGCTAACCATTGAGTAGGATAAGCAGGTGCAACAGAATTAATGGTTGCGCTAGGTGCAACTTGACATGGCACTTGAGCGACAACGATTTCTCGCAATGCGCCAGAATCTCTTACTACACGCTCACGAGCAGAATTGATGTTGTCAGTTAGTTGCTGATCCGTATAAAAATTGGCATTAGCATCATGTAACAATCTACGTACTGCGGTGAGGTAACTTGACAAAGTTGCCATTTAATTTCCATCATTTATGACGCTATTTTAAGGATGTTTCCCCGAACCTGCCTTTTAGCAGGTAGGGGTACTTTTTCCACCAACGGGGATAACGATTGGTCTTTTTTTGGAGGTTGGGTACTAATCTCCCATTGATCAAGAATAGCTAAAGCAGCCTCTAAATCGTTGGAAGTAAGACACCAGCCCAACCTAGCCAAGTAAACTTCTTTATCTTCGCTACCATAACCAAATACATGACGAGCAACTTCTTCAGGAATCTCTACGGTAGTGTCTTTTGGAAAAGTATAAAAAACACCACCAAGTCCATCTTTTAGTTTCTTATCAGATCGGTTTGTAACATAAATCACAGTCATTAGAAACTCACTACGTTTCCAAAAACTGATATATCACAAGTAGCTGCTACGGCTGTATTAACATTTAAAAATAAAGCTGAAGTAACAGCACCACTTACTGCGGTATTGGTTAAATACGGTTCAGCAATGTTAAGTGTAATAAATGTTCCTGCACCAGTTAATTGTGTCGTTATTACATTCGATACAACTACGTTAGGTGTAGTTACATTACCCGTTGAACGTACAGAAATAGAAATGTTTGCCGTTGCTGCGCTTGCATTTGGATCACTAATTACAATTTGACGAATAATCACACTACCTGAGTTAGAAACAGCACCGCCATTTGTTAAACCACCACTATTTAAAGGGATGGTTACAATACCTAGACCTGCTGTTGCTAAACTCGCATTACGAACAAATCCAACTCGACCATAACCAAAACTATCTAAAGTTGCATTACCGACCTTATTTGGGTTTGCCATAATTTCTCTCCTTAAACGTTGTAAGTGCCAACAACAGCATTGCCACCGTTTGAAGTATAAAGAGTTAATGATTGCGTGGCTGTAGAGGCATTAGCACGAACGTTCCAACCATCAGACAAGATAGTTGTACCGCCTGTGTTAACAGCTACATACGCTACCCAGTTATTAACTGCAACACCAGTCGCATTTTGGTATGTATTCACCTCAATCGACACGTTTGAAGTTGTCGAGTAAGGCATAATATATACACCAGCAGGTACAAACTGTGCGGATGACACACCAGCGTTCATGGATGTTAAGTTACCAATACCAATACTAGTAATAATGACAGGTTGTAAAAACGCACTTGCTGTATTGGTGAATGTTTGTGAAACAAGGATTTTATTTGTGCTGAGTGACATGGTTTTTTCTCCTTATAAAGAAATAGAGTTATAACCTGAAACCCGTGTCATTGACTTAGGTTTAACGCTTACCAATTCGGCAATCATTAAAACTGCGCCAACATAACCGATCTGCCAGTTAGGAAGTGTAGACTCAAAGCCAGTAAACACAAACGAACCTTGATCGTGGATGTACAAACTCATGTAGTTACTGTTAATAAAGTACACAGTACCTTCTGGGCAGTACGGATCAGGATAAATAGGAACACCAGCAACCATTAAAGCCCTAAAAGCAGCAGATGGACCATTTGCATCGCCATCAAAACCGTTTCCTGGGGTAATAACGTACTGTTCTTGACCAACATAGTCTTGTGCTAGTAATGTCCATGTACCAAAACCACAAACACCAAACGTAGGCACTTCAGCACCGTTTTTCACAGTACCAGAAATGTATTGTAGGATGTTTTGTCTAGTTGGATTGACAGAACCAGCAGCGTACACTTTTGACTTCCACCAAGTAAAGGTGGTACGGTTAATGTTACCGTAGGTAGTCATGTTTGTACCATCATCAATAGCACCAGGTAAACCGATGAACTGTTGTGTGTTGGTATAGTTGGTGTACAAAGCAGTAGCCATTGCATCCATCATTACGTTGGTCGCATCGTTCATACGAGCTTCGATCAATGGAATAATGGCATAGTCTTGCTGTACTGCACCTTCCATTCCGAGGAACGGAACTGGAGCAATCATTAACTTGAGGTTGAACTCAGCGTTGAAAGCACCTTGCTGAACTGACGGTTGTGTAAACGAACCACTATAGTCAGACCATTGGGCATTAACAAACTGTGCGCCCTGTACTGGAACTGTTACTTGGGATACACCACCAGATGCGGATTGACTGTTAGCAATCAAAGCAGCCATCAAGGGTGTGCTGTTATAAAGTTGAACAACCAGCTTGGGGATAAAGGCTCTACGAGTAACATAGGTTAACTCATTGTATTGCGATGTACCTGACGCTGGAAGAATACCGCCGCCTATAGGCATAGTTTATCTCCAAACAAAATTAAAAATATCCCCTTGTACTGCAATAAAACTTAAATACCAATGGCTTTTCTGCCAACGTTACGTATATCTTTTAAGGCTTGTGCTGCTTCATCTCTTGCACCCATCTGTGGGTTCTTCCAATACTTAGACAAGTCAAACTTGCTAATTGCACTTGGATTATAACCACTTGGTGTAGGCTCGGCTGCTTGTTTCATCCAATCAAAATACTCGGCTGCTGTTTCGTGATTGCTAATGTTCTTTGAAAGCATAATCTTTTCAATCT